GCCTTGAGGTCCAATCGGACCTTCAGGACCAACTCCACCTTGCTCACCTTGTGTGCCTTGAATACCTTGTTTACCAACCAATCCCTGAATGCCCTGATCGCCTTTATCACCCTTATCTCCTTGAATGCCTTGATTACCTTGTAACCCCTGTGCTCCTCGTGCACCAATATCTCCGTTATCACCTTTTGGACCTTGTGGACCAACTTCTCCTTGAGGACCAATTTCACCTTGTGGACCAACTTCTCCTTGAATACCACGATCTCCGCGAAGACCTTGAATTCCTTGCTTACCTTGAATACCTTCATCACCCTTAAAACCTTGAACACCCATAACTGGTGTTGTTTCTTTAACTATAGTTCGCTCTATAATTTCAATCTTGGTCTTTGGTGCAACTGGCTTTACTTCTGGTGATTTTACTGGTACGATAATTTCTTCAAACAGATTTTTAATCTGATGAGAGTTACCATAAAATTTAATAACTTTATTTGTATTTTGTTGAATGAAATAATGCTCACTGATACCGTGACCAAGTTGCATTTTTTCATCATACGGACAAGAAGAAATTTCTTTCAGTACTTGATTTTGTAATAAAGAACCAATAGGTCTTTTAACTTTAAAAGAAGTTCCTTGAAGTCCTTCAAAGGTTTGTATTGGAATGAACAAATCTTTAATCTTAGATGCATTACCTTCGATTAGAAATTCTTCACCATCAGAATTTCTTAGATATAATTGTGTTAACCCAGATCCAACTCGTATAACTTTTGGATTTGTCAGGTATTCAACAATATGATATTCACAGCCTTGCAGCAGTTCTGAGTGCTGTTTTGCCAGTTTTAAAGATGTTTTGTTCTTTCCGAAGAACATTTATATTATTTAGGGTCCGATTTCATTAGATTGGAAGACATGCAAAGTAAACACCATTGTAAGTAAATCCACCACCATTTCGTGTATTACAAACAATGGGGTAACCAATAACACCATTACCACCGCATGTAGTAGCATCACCCATAGAATGTTGATCAGGATCTGCATTACACGCTGTATCACCAAATGGACCACCACGACCATCATATGCATTATAAGTAGTTCCGCGTATTAACATTGCAAATCCAGCAATATCTATATTTGAACCATATGTTGATGTATTGATTGTAGTATCTACATTAAATATACGTAAACCACTATAATTTCCGGCATAAAGGTTTGTATTACTCTGATATTTGGTAATATTAATCCACCAGGTTCCTGGACTTAATGTTACACCTCTAAAATCAAAACTAGGAGGACCATCTAAAGAAGATAAAGATATTTGAATCAATTCTCCTACTGGAGATTTTCCACCACAACTTCCATCTATATATCTACTTTGTAGTGGATCCATATTTACTGAAGCTGGATAATCTCCATCTGCAGATGGTTTTGTTTGCCAAAGACTAGGTGTAACTAAGAATTCTCTTGGTGTTGGAGTCCATCTATTAGATCCGTTATAGGAAATTATATCACCCGCACACAATCCGTTTTCTGGACGGTTTGGATATAATTTAGAAATTATTGCAGAACCATCAGAAGTAGAACTTCCACCAGTTACACTAATCATCAATCCATTCTGAGATGAACACGCTCCAATTATAATATTGGACCCAGCAACTAAATTAACATTACCAGAAAATCCTGCTACAGATGGGGAAGATAAAGTTACAACACCAATATTGGTAATAGTAACATTACCAGTAGGACCAGAAACTATAATACCTGCTCCACCAATAGCAGCACACACACCTTGGATCGCTCCAGTTCTTCCATTAAAACTTCTTACAATAGTACCGTTATAATTTCCACTTACAGTAAGATTACTACCACCTGTGACCGTAATATTTCCATATGCAATTGTATTAACAGATTGAGTAGAAGTTCCAATACTGAATGTAGTATCTTTTAAAGCTATACTAGCATTAGTAGCAAAAGCACCAACATGTGATAAAGATATACTTTTAGTAGTATCTAGTGATGAAATACTATTAATATCAGTAATACTTGATGGTAAACTTAAAGTTACTATACCTGTTCCACTTCCCGGAGTAGGAAGTGAAGATGCTGTAATTTGTGAAGTTGTTCCAACTACTTGTCTTACACCACTATTGGTAATAGTTGGACTAGTCGCAGAACCTGTTAATAAAATTCCAGATCCTTGGCTAATGGATGTAACACCCGTTACATTACCAGTAATACCATTAAATTGATTTACAAGATTTCCTGTAATTTGAGTTACATTTCCAACAATACTTATACCACATACACCATTTAACAATAATGTGCCTGCTACACCATCTGTTTGAATATATGCTTCTCTTACTGGGGGGCCATATAGACTATTTGTACCAACAGATATAATCTTAGGAGAACTAATCTCAATATTATCAAAACTTGGATCAATTCTAATATCTGAGGTTGCACATACACCTCTAATATAAACGGTATTATCAAGAATAATTGGTCCAGATGAACCGCATGCCCCTGCAGCTGAGAATGTTATAACATTATTTTGAAAAGTAATTCCAATATTATTTCCAGCAGACAGAGTTACAGAACCTGTGAAACCATTTAATACAAATTGATTTATTCCAGATATACCATTAGGTACATTTAATAAACCATAAATGGTTGCGAGTGATTGAGTTGTTATACCAATGGTTGTTGAATTAGCACCGAATCCTATAGCATTATGACCAATTACAATTTCATTACCGCCAGTTACAGATGTAGATATAGGAAATTTTGGTTTACTATTATTTCCAATAAATATAGATTCTTTTGAAGTTTGATTAGATGATCCACTACTATCTGTTTTTGCAGTATTGATACCAATTGCAATATTATTGCTACCATTTTGAATAAATTGTAATGCCGTATCTCCAATAGCAATATTACCAGTTCCACCTCTCACATTGAATAGTGTGTTTTTTCCAATTCCAATATTTTTATTAGATCCTGTAGCAGATGATAATGCGCTATCACCTATTGCTATATTATTGAAACCATTTATATTAGCACGTAAGGATGCATCTCCAATCGCTATGTTATTACTTCCTGTACCCGGTAGAGCACTAGCACCAAATACAAGATTACTACTAATTTCACCAACACCTCTTCCAATTCTAACATTTCCTTTAACTATAATATCATTACTAAAAGTACCACCACTAGCCGAAATACCAGAACTAAAGGTTTGTAGTACTACAAAGTTATTTGCAGTTCCTGTAGTAACTCCGGTTACATCACCAGTAAGTCCATTGAAAGTCATAACATATGGACCGCTGATACCATCATTACCAGTATTTCCCTGAATACCAGTAGCACCAGTATTTCCCTGAATACCAGTAGCACCAGTATTTCCCTGAATACCAGTAGCACCAGTATTTCCCTGAATACCAGTAGCACCAGTATTTCCCTGTGGACCAGTTGGACCAGTATTTCCCTGTGGACCTGGAGCCGTTGACCCTGCACCAGTAGCACCAGTATTTCCTTGAATACCAGTAGCACCAGTATTTCCTTGAGGACCAGTAGGACCTTGAGGACCGGCAGAACCCTGTGGACCAATTTCTCCTTGTTGACCAATAGCACCTGCAAGATTTATTTTCCAATTAGATCCACGTCCACTTCCACACACACCACTTACACTTATTGTCATACCTGGTGGAGCATAACTGGATATAAATCCGTTAAAATATTGTGTAAGACTTACAGCGGCTAATACACTCTGTGCAGTGGTATATGCCAATCCTGTTGGAACACTTAAAAATACAACAGAACCTTCGGGTGTACGAGAAAGATTAATTTCAGTACCAGAAGTTGTACTATATAAGTCTCCCGGTGTTCCAGTAGTTCCAGTAGTTCCGGTAGATCCACGAAGTCCAGTTGCACCAGCATTACCAGTATTGCCCTGAGCACCCTGTTCACCAAAAAGATTTAAAGTCCAAGATGTAAATCTTCCTGATCCAACAATTTTTGTTATAGTTAGCGCTACATTAGTAGAAGCCGAATTCACATTTGTAATAGTTCCAATAAAATAATTATTAATATCAGCCGCTATAATTAAAGTTTGACCAATAGAATACGCTGGTGCAGGTGTTGCAAATACAGAGAAAGCAATAGGATCACCAACAACATAATCACCTATGGATTCTTCTGCAAAACTTACTGATAAATATCCTGCACCAGTAGTACCCCTAATACCAGTAGTACCTGTTGCACCAGTATTGCCAGTAGCACCTTTGTTTCCTTGAATACCAGTAGCCCCAGTATTTCCTTGAAAACCCTGTGGACCAGGATCTCCCTGTTCACCAGGATTTCCTTTTGCACCAATATTTCCTTGAGGACCTTGTGGACCCTGTGGTCCTGTAGGTCCAATAGGACCAACTAAAGTATTACCGGGTCCAACTGGTCCCTGTGCTCCAGTGGCTCCGGGAACTCCATACGGAGTTCCGTAAACTATTACATTAATGATGTCTTCCATATGGTAATATATTTATATCAAATGCATGTTATTTAAATTTAGGCTGAAGCATAATTTTGTCCACCAATAAATCCTAAAAATGAAGTTCCCTTATCTACTGTTACGAATGAGAATACATCAACTTTTTGGACTCCAAGAGATCCTGAAGTTAATGTGGGAGCAATTCCACCAGCCCATCTTATTTTAGATCCCCAGTTAATTGTAGAAGCTGGTGTATTCATCTGTACTATTAAAGTAAATCCAACAGTACGATTATTAATTGTTGGTGTATTTGTTATAGATACAGTGTTAACTGTGCGAGTTAATGCCAAAGTAAAGACTTGAGCAACTGATAAATCTAAAGTAATAGAAGCACTAGGATCAGTACCAACAATACTAACTGCTGCAAAGGGTTCATCATAAAACTGAAGTGTTGGTTGATATATTGTATTTTTATTAAAATCTGCAGTTAAACCACCAGGTGTACCTAGACCTGTTGGTATAATGGTAAAGCCAGTAGTAAAATTCTGAGTTGCCGTAAAATTCTGAGCAACATCTAATTTAGCAACATTTGTAATTGCACCAGTAGCAGAATTAATACTTAAGACACCATTATTTGTAAATGTAAGAGTATTTCCTGCGCTACTAACTGCTAATCCAGTAGAACCAGTAAATCCAACATTACCTGTTATACCTGTAACAGTATTAACAATATTAATACCAGATATGCCACCAGATCCTACAGTTATTTTTGTTGCAGTAAGATTGGCAGTAGTTAAATTGGCAGCACATACTCCAATAGTACCAAATTGGTTTAATTCTCCAGTAATACCATGGAAGCCATCATTAACTCTTCTATTGTTTATAGAAACTAAATCCAATTCATATCTTTGATAATCACTTTGTGATAATCTATTAATTAATGGAACATAATAAGAAGATCCATGAGAATTATTACTAAGGAATATTTTATTATAAGCAGTACCAGAACCATATGCATGACTACTTAATAACGATCCACCAGTACATCCAGTACTTCCACCCTCAGTCCCATTTGTTATACCTGTATAAGGTGATATCTTGGCAACATAATTATTTGTTATTGTTGTATAAACAGCAGTCTGTGATGGAGTAGAACTAACAGCACCATCGGTATTTGATGATCTTGTACCAATTTGTGCTAATCTTTGAGATTCACCTTTTCCTATAATAGAATTTCCGTCTGCAGTTATAAAGAGTGGTTGAGTTGCTGATGCACCTGCAAGTCCGGAAGATTGTGTGCCATCATTCTCAGCTACAGCTATAACACCTCCTCTATATACTCCAATATTTGCAGGAACATTATTAATAATAATATTATCTCTAACTGTATAGTATTTTGGTCTACCCATACTAATATCAGTATAGAATGCTATTGCACTAGAGCTGTCATAAGGAAAATTTCTTGTAGCTGCTATTGGCAAACCATCATCTGTAAATGGACTTTTTCCATCAGTAGTAACATCAAAGTGGAATATATTATTGCTAACATTACCAACAGCAATTTGAGGATTTATGTGTGGTGAACCTCTAGCAATAGATCTAACATTGCAATATATTTGATTACCAGTTATTGTAGCTTCATCGCCTTGAATTTTTATTGAACGACCTTGACAATTTGTAAATTTATTATTTGCTACAATACTACTTGCTGGAATAGTATTTGCACCATAAGTTCGTCCACCAAATAATACTACTCCATCTGCATCAGAATTTGTAGAAACATCTCCACCAGAAGTTCCTGTTAAAATATTTTCAAATACATTATTTGTTACATTAACCCATTCTGCATATGTGGATTCTGCGCCTCGATTTGTTACAGCAAAGGCTTGACATCCCCCATTAGCTATTGGAGTTGAAGATCTTAATATATTTTTAAATAATGAATTTGTTAATGTAACACTTTTAAATCCACCCTCAATATAACATCCAAGACTAGCTGGTGTTAAAGCTGTACCAAAAGTATTAAGAAACTGACAATTATTAATAAAAATTCGTGCGGTTGATTGAGAAGCAGAATAAGATTGAAAAATTCTAGAATTTGTATTATTTGCATCAAAAATTATATTTTCTAGATGAATATAATTGGTATCTCCATTTAATGTCAACATCCCAGCACCAGTAGCACCACCATATTTTATAGTAGCATTATCTCCTAAAAGTTTAATATCTTTACTAACAGGTTCAAAACCAAGTGCTGCGTTTATTTTATATGTTCCATATGGAAAATATATTGTTCCTGAAGAAATACCGGTAAATCCAAACATAGCACCTAATGCTGTTTGAATAGCAGCTCTATCGTCTGTAATACCGTCACCAATTGCACCAAAGTCCTTAACAGAAAATACATCTTTCAATTTACTGTCTATTGTACGAGCGACTGCACCACTACCAGATTGTGTAAAACAAAGACCAGAAAGAGTTACATTACCAGTGGCACCTGTATTGCCCTGAATACCAGTAGCACCAGTATTACCTTGATTACCAGTATTACCTTGATTACCAGTATTTCCCTGAATACCAGTAGCACCAGTATTTCCTTGATTACCAGTATTTCCTTGATTACCAGTATTACCTTGGTTACCAGTATTACCCTGAATACCAGTAGCACCAGTATTTCCTTGATTTCCAGTATTTCCTGTATTACCAGTATTTCCTTGTGAACCAGTAGGACCGGGAACAGTAGAACTTGCACCAGTAGGACCTTGAATTCCTGGATCACCCTTTTGTCCTACTGCACCATTAAGATTTACCTCCCATACATTAGCAAAAGCTGTACCCGTAACAGTACTAACCGTAAGAGATAATGTTACACCACTATAACTATTAACTGTTGCAACAAAAGATTGACATACACCTGCTGCAACTAGAACAGTTTGAACTTTACTATATGCTAATCCAGACGGTACAGTTAATGTAACACCAATACCAGGACCAATACTTGCTAATGTAATACCAGCTGTACCAGTGGACTTGTAAATATCACCAGCCAGACCTGTACTACCAGTTGGACCATTATTACCTGTATTTCCTTGATTACCTGTATTTCCTTGAGGCCCAATTGGACCAGGAGCCGTAGAACCAGCACCAGTAGCACCGGTATTACCTTGGTTACCAGTATTTCCTTGATTACCAGTAGTTCCTTGATTACCAGTATTACCTTGGTTGCCAGTATTGCCTTGAATACCAGTTGCACCAGTATTACCTTGGTTACCAGTATTACCTTGGTTACCAGTATTACCTTGGTTACCAGTATTGCCCTGAATACCAGTGGCACCAGTATTTCCTTGGTTACCGGTATTTCCTTGTGGACCAGTTGGACCAATAGCAGTAGAACCTGCACCAGTGGCACCAGTGTTTCCCTGATTGCCTGTATTTCCTTGCGGACCAGTTGGGCCCGGGGCAGTAGAACCTGCACCAGTTGCACCAGTATTTCCTTGCATACCAGTAGCACCAGTATTTCCTTGGGGACCAGTTGCACCAGTTGAACCTACTCCACCGATAGAAGAAATTTGAATATTATTACCGGATAAAGATATACCAACATTAGAACCTGCTACTAAATTAAGTCCACCACTAAGACCATTGAGTGATGAGACTCCACTAGTAATACCACCCGTAGAAGTAATAATTACATTATTTCCACTAATTCCCAATGATACATTTTGACCAGCAAGAAAATTTATAGATCCAGTAATACCATTTATACTATGTACAACGGTTCCCTGATAACTCCCACTAACACCAATATTGCCATTAATGTATACTAAACTACCACTTGGTGTTAGAATCAAATTTCCAGCAGATGAAAGATCCACAGTAGCATTTGTAAAAGCACCATCAGTAACATCATTATAAATAAGTTTAAGAATTTTTCCATCACTTTTATTAACTTCTATTGCATGTGTTCTAGCTAAAACACTATTTCTATTAATCAAAAGATTGGTATCAGATGCATTTTGGTTTCTAATTCTAACCATGTTAGAACTAGTTTGTCCCAAAACTTCTAAAACAGTATACGATCCTAATCCTTCAACATCTCCCAATTGAACAAGACTAGGATCTTGAAAAAAGATTCCAGAATTTGCAATAAAATAAAAGAATGTACTTGCTTCCATTGCTTGAGGTAGTATTGCAAGTGTTGTATTGGGATCCCATGGTGCTAAAGAAATTTGACCAACTGTTAATTTTGAACCAAGTGGCAAATAAGACATGTAATTTGATGTACCAGTATCAATTTTTAATGCTTGATTACCAGTATTACTAACAAATACAGGATATTGTTGGGTGTTAGCAAAATTTGCTGTAGTAATAGCCATTTGTGTGGCAATACCACCATCAGCAGGAATCGTATCGTAAATAATAGTACCAAAAGTAGAAGTATTACCGTTAACAGCAGTACCACTAACCTGAATAAATGTTATTTGATTACCAGAATATGCTGTAACTGTTCCATAAATATAATTTCCAATATCTGAAAAACTTACTTTTATTGTATGTCCAACAGATATTGCATTAGAGTTCGAAGATAAATCAACAGTTAATGTACTCGAATTACCATAACTTACGGTAATAGATCCTGTAAAGTTTAATAAAAAGAAACCTTGACCCGTATTACCTTGTGGACCAGCTGGGCCAGTTGCTCCTGTATTTCCACGGACACCTTCAACAGCATATGGAGTTGGATATAAGGTTACTTGAACTGTTTTGCTTGGGTTTGCCATATTAGGAATTCGCAGTTACATCAGGGAGAGTTTCAATTCTTCCTCTTAATATGGTTATTACACCACCGTTATTTGGATATTGAAGCTGCATATCATAGAATGAGGAAGAATATTCTGAAAAACTTTTAGTATAATTGGATCCAACTGTAACATATATTAACCCAGCATTAGCATCGGCAGCTAATCCTCCAACGACACCGTTAACTGGAATAGGTGAAGATCCTGCTGGTATTCCAAGTACATATGATACCAAAAGACCACTTGGATGATAACTTTTTCTTACTTGCATAGATAACGTAGCTCCACCTAAATCAAAGCTATTACCTGCTGCACTTGAAACATTCATTACCCAAGTTAATGTATCACCTTTGACAACAACTGGATTAAAGTTATCTGACATTATTAGTATTCTCCAAAGAATAATAGCCCTATTAAAGGCTATTATAGATTCTCCTATATTTAGAAGCTTTGAAGATTATCAGAGTTTAACAGTAGCTGCTTTGGGATCCATTACCAGAGTAGTTTTATTACTGGCTTTGATTACCTTTTCTGACCACTCTTTTGTTTGATTTGCAAGGGCTTCTTGCATCTTTTGCATACCTTGCCCATAAATTTTATAATTATTGGCAATTCTTTCTCTGTGTTCCTGTGGTAGATGTGGTTCCTTTAGCAACTTTTCACAAGTTGCAATACCAATTTCTGGTCTACCGGTGTAGTATGCCGTTGTGGCAATCTCATCAAAAATTCCCCATGCGTAATTTGCCTTATCAACAAACAGAATATCATTTTCTGGAAGAGGAATACTAAGACCCAATGAAGCCACTAAGAATGCATTTCTCGGTCTATTGTACTTTCTGTAGATGCAGGAAAGGTGATATAGTGGTTCTACTCGATTTGGAGCAGTCTCAAATGCCATCATAAATGCATCTGTAATTTCATGAACCGGCTTTCCTTGGAATTCACGACACATTCCTACTCGCATCCATGAGAAGAACACTTCTTCATGCCAAGATTCAAGTTTAATTCGTGCCATGTATTCCGTTTCTGCAACATCATACATTCTAGCATCAAATGCTGACTGTGCTGCATAAAATTGCTTACGAGGCTGATTTGGATCTTTTTCTAGGTAAGACTTAAGAATATGATAATCTTTAGTGTACTTTTCAGTATCATTGGCAACTGCACGTGAGCGACAGCCTTCAGTACGAACTTCCCATCCATAATTACCTTCAAGCTTTTTAACATTCATGGGCTGTTCACACATTGCATATTCATGCAATGGTTCTTCGTACCACCACTTCTTTCTTGCAATATTGAAAACCTGTGCACGAAGCCACTGAAACTCACCTCGTTTGATCTGCACAACATAACCATCCAATTCATCATCAAAGGATGCGACTGGCAATTCTCCAACAAGAAAATCATCAGCATCGATCATCATAACCCACTTGGTTTTACCCATGCAGGCTTCTAGTGCCTTTGATCTATTGGTTCCGAAATCAGACCATTCGTGATCTAGAATTTCACCAGGAATTCCCTTTTCATCAAAGAACTTCTTAATTATTTCCTTAGTGTTATCGGTTGAACCCGTATCACAAATTATATAATAATTAATAAATGGTGCGCATGAAGCCAAGCATCTTTCAATATTTGGTGCTTCGTCCTTAACGATCATAGATAGTGTCAAATTATACATAGTCATCCTTATGAATTAAAAAATTTACGTAGTGATCCGGTATTAAATTTAGGAATCAGTTCCCAATTATCTTTTTCTGTGTGTTTAATAATTTTAATACCATTGATTGGCATACAGTCATTAAGTTTATCTTTATCAACGACTTCAAGAAGTTCCCATTCTTCAAGTAATTTAACAATTGCATTACGTCTTTGCAAATCTTCATTTGAGACATTAGATGGAAGATCATCTAGTGCAAATAGTTCTTTAAAGTGTGCAACGATATAAACGTCATCTTTATGAATTAAATGACATGATTGATACAGGACATTCTTTCCTTTTGGAGAAACACCAATGCGAGAAAGGGTTTCACGAACAACCATGAAATCCTCTTCGTCCAAAAGATTAATATGAATACCAATATTTTTAAATGTTTTATCAGATAGATCAGACATAACAAATCCTTACTAAATTACCTCACACCACCAGTATCAAGGGCTTTGCGTATTGCCTGCAAATCCTCGGTACTCAGTATATTTAGTACTTCTCTAGCCTTGGATTCTGTGTATCCGTATGCCTGCTTTATGAGAGTTACATTCTCTTCGGTATCTTTCCGTAACCAAGGAGAAAACCGCTTCTTTTTACGAACAGCAAGTCTATAGAAATCAAACTGACTCTTGTTGTCTAACCAAGGAGAACAATTCATTTCGTTAGCATGGAATAGGGTGTCTGCAAAATAAGATAAACACCGATTGACTACAAACGGTGTATATGCCTTGACCGCACCCTCATCTGTATCGAGAAGAGGTTTCTTGTCATGGTTTATGCTAGATAGAAAGTCTTTTAGTTGCATCAGTTAAACTCACAATCCATCATAAGTTGAACAATCAATGCCATAGTATTAATTTCCTGATCTGCTGCAAAAGCAGACTTATATTGATACTCAGCAATGATTAGAATAGCCTGTGGTACCGAAGGATTCTTAAGAGATGTATATAGTTCAGTATATAAACGTTTATAAAAATCAGATGTATTAAGATCTAGATTCTGTACCACCCACTTACGGCATGATACAAAGTCCTTGTTCTTCATAAACCCAAGAAGTTCCTTGTAGGATTCACTGCTACCTTGACCAAGAACTCCGATATCAATACTACCAGCAGAGGCATATCTCTGTAGTTCATTGATAATACGGCGAAGATCTGGAAAATGCTTCTTTACAAGATTGACAATTACCGTCTTCTCATATGGAATCTTTTCTTGTGTAAGAATGTATTCCACACGCTTCATCATTGCAGATGCAACAGCAGCCTTCTCGGCAGTAGGAACTGTAAAATCGATACCTGTGCAGCGAGAGTGCAGAGGTTCGATGATACGATTCTTATAGTTACAAGTCATGATGAATCGGCAATTCTTTGCAAATTCTTCAATGGCTCCACGAAGAGCAGGCTGAATTGATTGTGCGTTGGCATAATCAAACTCATCTAGAATTACAACCTTGAGATTTCCACTTAGGGAAACTGTTGAGGCGTAATTACGAATCTTCGTGCGTAATGTATCAATACCGTTCTCTTCAGAACAGTTAATAATAATACTTTCAGCACCAATGTCATTGGCAAGAGCACGGGCTACGGTTGTCTTTCCCGTACCCGCCTTGCCATAGAGCATCATATTTGGAATTGTACCTTCCTTGATCATACCATTAAAAATAGTGGTAAGATCAATAGGAAGAATACAATCAGATAATGACTTGGGTCGATATTTTTCAACCCAGAGCAGACTATTAATGTCAGACACAATTAACCCCGCTTGATAGCGATGTAGTAAGCAAGTTCCAGACTCTTATGAGTAAACTTAGATATAATAGTATCACTTAATTCTACAGTGTAGGAACCAGGAATAAACTTAATCTCAGATACATTCAAAGTACCTTCAAAATCCTTACCAGTATAGTTTTCATCCAAAACAATCTCAAAACTATTGGTAGTACTTTGGCTAGAATCGTCAACCATAATACGGAAAGAACCTTCCCCACCAATCATACGAAGATCACTTACCTGTAGAATGCTTGCTGCCTTCAAAATTTCATTTAGATCCTTTTCATCAAGATCAAACTTAATTGTGGTCTTTGGCATCTTCAGTTCTCTAGTAGGAACCGTCAGGAGGCTCGGTTCTGAGTAATAGTAAGTAACACTCGATCTACCGTTAGAAACGACTACATGGGTATCGTGGAACTCTAAATCGGGGTTTGAGAACATACTTACAACACCCAAAAACTTGTTCAAATCCCAAACAGGAACTTCAACATCAAAGTCCTCTGAGATTGTAGCCTCAACGTAAATATTCTTACCAGGAGAGATGGTCTTTAGGACGTTTCCTGGTAAAATAAGAATATTTGAATTGATTGCTGCAAAGTTCTTGAGAATGTTATAGGTGTCTTTTGATAGACGCATTTTTGTCACAGTTTCCATATATAAATCTTTCTAAAAATTACTCACGTTCTTTACGATAAACGCTATCGTTAAGTTGCTGCTTCTGTTCGTGGCGATCTCCACGCTTACTTCTCTTCTGTTGCTTCTTACCCAAACCTGATGGCTTATTCTTGCCCCGATTACTAAACTTCTGAAAACTTTCCTCGTTCATAGCCCTAGTATATCTCCTGTATTAGAATAGTCAAATCTGAATCCATTGAAATCCCGTAGGATCTTTGTACCAAATATACAATACACCCGTATCAGCCATCCACAGTTGATTTTCTGATGGTTTAACTGGAGGTACAGAGCCTTTAAAGGTTTCTGTCATTCCAGTAATAGACCAATTAGAATTATCTTGTAGAGGACTTTGTGTAGTAGATTTTAAACACTCGTATGCACGTCCCTGATCTATAACAATATCACCAATGTTATAAGTTCTTACTGCACCATTAGCATTTTTAAATTTATATTGTCCTCGAAACATTTTAAATATTTAGATATTTGTCTTTATCTTTGAAAAGTTATTCTTCTTTTCAAATTGCATACTTTGATCAAACTTATCTACTAGTTGATCTGCCTTATGACTGATGATATAGATAGAACATTTGTTTGTCATCTTATTTAAAATTTTCATAAAGGCTTCAGTACCAGCAGCATCTAAAGATGAATCAAGAATCTCATCAAATATTAATAGATTGCAGTTAAGGCTATTCTTCATTCTTGCAACTTCACGCCAAGTTAATAGAATCGCCAAGTCAATGCGTTGTTTTTCTCCCTCAGAGAAAGAGGAATATGAGAATGCATCTCGGTATCGTGACTTAATTGTTTCCTTGAACTCTTCATCGATGGTGAAGTCAACATAGAGATTAAGCTTTCCGAGGAACTTGTTAACGAGTCCATTGATGATGGGAACATAATGTGCAATAATACGGCTTTTAAGACCGCCATCTTTGAGTATATCATAGACAATATCATGGTGTATTTGTGTTGTTATCAGTGCGTCTAATTGCCTAGTAGCACTTTCCTTTTCTAATTCTGCATCTTTAATTTTTTGCAATAATGTAGTCTCATTTTCATTCACCAATTTTTTATTCTTCTCTTTGTTCATAAAACTAAGAGAAGATTGGTTACTAATAATCTGATATGAGATATCGTTATTGTCAGATTGGTGTTTTAGTTTGAGTGTCTTTAGTTCTTCTACTTCGGTTTGAAGTTCTAAAAGTTCTGCATTCTTCTTTGTGGCAATAACAATTGCTTTACGGCAATCTGCTAACTTAGATTCTTTATCTTGAATATGCTTTTCTTTTTGAAACTTGGGTAGGTTTTGACCACAGCATTTACATAAGGCATTTTCTTTAAGTGATACAATCTCTTCAACCAAGGTTGCTTCTAATACCTCTGCTTTGGTTAACATGGCAGGAACATCTTTTAGCGCACTTAAGCTTGTTAACTTCTTGATGAGTTTAGCCGATACATCTTTCAGATTCTTTTCATGCTTTGCCTGAAGCACATTATCATTGGCAATCTTAGATGTATAATCTTGAATAGAAGTTTCAATAGCCTTAATCTCTTCTACTGCAGTAGTTTGGATTGTTTCCAATACTTCTTTTTGAGACTTAATCTTTTCATGAACAATCTTTAATAAACTTTCTTGTTCACCAAGAGACAGTTTAAGACTTGATAGTTGTCCTTTAACATACAGATTCATATCCGCAAGAATATCAAGGTTAAGCAGTCCTTCAATAATCTTACGCCTTTCAGAAGGAGTTAGTTGCATGAAAGGAACAAAGTTTGATTTACCAAGAATGACTACCTGCTTGAATGCTGCATAATCAAATCCAAGAATATTTTCTTCAAACATCTCTTGGTAATCTTTAGTCTTAGCATTTTGATCAAGCATTTCACCATCTTTGAATATCTCAAAGAATTTAGGTGCAAGACCACGGCGAACTAGGAAATGACAGTTAGACTTCTTAAATTCTATTTCAACAACACACTGCTTGGCATTAACTGAATTAACAAGTTGTGGAATATTAATGGGTCTAAATGGCTTTCCAAACAAACCAAAGCACAGAGAGTCTAATAAAGCAAAAGACTTACCATGACCGTTTGTACCTGTTACTAAAGTGGTCTTATAATTATCGAGTTTAATCTCAGAAAAATTATTACCAAATGAACCAAAGTTTTTAAAACGAACTGTTAGAAAGTCTATCAATCTTCATCCTTTGACATGGCTGCATTATATGCTGAGTTTATAATATCAGCAAGTACATTTTTATTAATTGATTTTTCTGTAACTGTATCAATCTCTTCATGAAGTAACTGTAGTGTATCTTTATGAATGTCCACAGCCACTAGATCTGGGTTTGCAGTTACATCTTCTGTTACAGACAATTCTGCTACTCCTGCTTCATAGAATTTATCCATATACTTTTCAAAGGCTGGACTTTTAGTTCTATTCTTGATAAAGATCTTAACATATGTATCTTTGAACTTTGAGTAGTCTAACTTTTCTGGGTTGGTTTCATCGTAGTCAAACGTATAGAAAAGCCTTTTTGGATTCTCGATAAATTCAAGCGTTCTTGCTGCAAAATCAAAGACATGAAACCCTTTGGCTTCCCAAACGTCTGAGAAAGCCATTTGGTACTGAGATCCCAGGTAATGTATATTATCCCGGCTAGATTTAATGTGATAATGACCAGTAAGAACATATTCAAATTTGTCAAAATGTTTTGGGTCATAGCCATGCTCAATAAAGATACCGCGAATACTCTGAAAGCCACACAACTCTAAATGTCCTAGTAATAGAGAGCAGGTAGTGTTAGTGATAAACTCTGCCGATTGAATCTCATTCTCTGGGTTAATCCAAGGCAATAGTGCTACACAACCAGCAGAAGTTTGAATCTCTGTTGGCTCTGAATGAATCTCCCAGTTAGAATACTGCTGTGCAATTTCTTGTAAAGAATTGACCGTATTATTATTCTTGTAGTAAGTATCGTGATTGCCACAGATGGCAATACACTTTACGCCAAGATCTTGAAGGGGTTCAAAGAAACGTGTACGAACCTGTTGAAGAGTCTTAAAATTAATATATTTTCTACGATCAAAGACATCACCTAGATGAAATATGGTCTTGATATCGTTTTCTTTAATATATGGAAATAACTGTCCCTCAAAGAAGGACAGAAAGTATTCTAAAACTATTGGGGAATCTGCTTTGTACCCAAAATGGGTATCGTTAAGAATTATTGATTTCATATATCTGTCTAACTTCTTTTTTTGCAAGTTTAACATCTTGATCAACCATCATCTTAGCCAGGTCATATACAGATACTTTTGGTTTCCAGTTTAATACTTGTTGAGCCTTAGTTGAATCTCCAAGAAGTTGATCAACTTCAGTAGGTCTATAATATTTTGGGTCTATTACTACATAATCTTTATAATTTTTTTCAATCAAACCAAAAGCATAATCACAAAATTCTCTAACAGAAATCATCTGCCCAGTAGCAATAACATAATCATCTGGTGTGTCTTGTTGAAGCATCATCCACATTGCCTCAACATAATCACCAGCATACCCCCAATCTCTTAGTGAGTCAAGGTTTCCTAATCTCAATTCTGTTTGGAGACCCTGAGAAATTCTACCTACAGCCCTAGTAATTTTTCTAGTTACAAAGGTTTCACCTCTACGAGGACTTTCGTGATTAAATAAAATACCACACGAAGCATGTATATTATAACTTTCTCGATAATTGATAGTCATAAAATGACTATATGCTTTAGCACAACCATAAGGTGATCTAGGATAAAATGAAGTAGTTTCTTTCTGAGGAACTTCTTGTACTTTTCCAAACATTTCACTACTTGATGCTTGGTAGTACCGAATTTTATTACCAGTATGATCTTGATATGAACGTATAGCTTCTAGAATATTAGTTGTCCCTATAGCATCTACATTTCCAGTATATACTGGCATATCAAATGATAATCTTACATGGCTCTGTGCTGCAAGATTATAAATTTCTGTAGGATTATGTTTTAACAGAATATTGTATATACTAGTAAAATCATTCATATCTCCATAGTGAAGAAATAATGTTTTATTGTAAACTTTTGGGTTGTCAATATGATGTTCCAATCTTTCAGTATTAAATGAAGAACTTCGGCGTATTAATCCATGAACCTCATATCCTTTTGAAATAAGAAGGTCAGTAAGATAACTTCCGTCTTGTCCAGAAATTCCAGTAATTAATGCTATTTTTTTCATATATCTAATGTATCTTTCTTTGACTTACGTTTGCGCTTAACGCCTTCTTTCTTGGGTGGATTCAGCATAACACCAAATCTATCCATGTCAAGATCTGTAAGTCCAAAGAAATCTCTTCGACCAATATCTACACCAGCATAGACTTTATTAAACCAATGATGAAAGTCTTTATCGTTCTGCTGTTCTGCATACTTGTATTGTGTATATTTTTCTTTCTTTTCTTTGTTTATAATACGAACAAAAGAAAACCAGCAAATCTGTGTAAGGTATCCGAATGGACTCTTGGACTTTTCTGGATCAAAATTACCAATATATGTTATACAGTTTAAGACAGCATCAGATACCATCTCTTCTCTGTATGGATAGTTTGCAAAATTGGGACGAAATGAAAGTCTTGATGCAATCTTAAGAACACACTCTCCTATAAAATCTGGGAGTTTAGGTTTCTTTCGACCTGCATTTTCTGCATCATTTGACTTTTTACGATAATCTACTAAAGCATCATAAAGATCAGAGTTACTTACGTAATCTGCATCTGATGGTTTTTTTTTCTTGGATGGGTTTTTCACACTTATATTATACAACAAATCCACTTAAATGCAATAAATTATTTAAGATATATTCAGGTTGATAAGAGTCTTTTGTATTTTTCAATATGATCACTACAAATACCAATACATTCAGTAATATTATCATCAAATATTTCTGGCATAACTGCTATACTATTTTTTATAATTTGTTTTCCAGGATAAGCCCAAATATATTTTTTGCTTGTTAATGTAACAGTATCTTTTTCATGCCAAAAATAATTTAAATCTGTTGATTGTAAATAGTTCAGACAATTGGTATTTTTACAATGTATCCAAAGTTTTTCATTTCTAGCTTTAATCCAAGAATCTTTAATTAGATAAGTTGGCTTATCGTGTCCAAAATATAATTTATTTTCAATAAACCATAAATCAATTTCCACATCATATTCCATATTTAAAGTTTTATCTATATAATTTGGTTTATTTTCTTCTAACGGATTAGATCCGTTAATATTTCCTCTATGTGATATATATACCATTATTTAATTTTTATAGTTTTCTAAAAAATATTTTAAATCTTCTGGTGTTCCCAATCCCCACATCTTTTGTGCATTGGTTGTTATTAACTTTTTTCCATCTAATATTGCTTGATTAAACACAGGACAAACATAAAATTCATTATTAACTCTAATATTTTTTTCTATCATAGTTTCGGCATATTTTACAAAATCTTTTCCGTGTTTCCAGTAATAATACCCAACAGTAGCAAGATTGGAAATGGGATTTTTTTCAGCAACTTCTGTAACATATCCATTTTTATCAATTTTTGCAAACGACCATTTTGGATGTGCTGACTCAAATGTAACAATTCCACCATCACAGTTTTGTTCTTTCATTTTATACATAAACTCATTTGAGTTCCATTCAACAAATTGATCGCTATTAGCAAAAAATAAAGGATTTTCATTATTAATTAAATCTTTAGCTAATAATGCTGTACAAGCTGCACCCTCAGTTAAACCATCTACTTCTATAATTGAACAACCAGGAACAATTAAATTTAACAAACCATCTAAATTATATTTTTCTCTATGGATTTTTTGTACTATAAAAATATAATTTGCATCTATGTTTATATTTTCAACAACCAATTGAATCATTGGTTTTCCATTTACATCTATTAACGGTTTTGGAAATGTATAACCTGCTTTTTCAAATCTGGAGCCAGCTCCAGCCATTGGTATTAAAATATTTACAGTTTTGTCAGACCATTTTGGCATATTATATTCCTTTTCTGTTTGAATGTTATGTATTTTATCATTAATAAAATTTATATTTATTTCATCTGGACTAGACACTCTTAATATATGGGCTTTACTTCTGTGTGCGGCTATTAAGCCGTGGGGAGAATCTTCTAATATTAGAGTATTTTCTGGTATACATTCTAACTGTGACATACATTTCCAATACATTTCTGGGTGGGGTTTACTATTTTTAACATCTTCATTGGATAAGATAACATCAAAATATTCAATTACTTGAAGTTTATGTAAAACTAATAATACTGTTTTTTTTATACTATTACTACAACATGCAATTTTATATTTATTTTTAATTAAAAATTTAAAACATTCTATTAATTGTTCTGAAGGTTCTACATTTTTTAAATATTCTGTTGTATAATTCTGTTTATCTTCCCAAATTCTTTTATGTAAATTTGTAGGTAGATTTTTTTCTTCTGTCAACAGTTTTAATTTTTCATTGGTTTTAAGACCATCGTATTTGGTTAGATGTTCTTTCCATGATATTTGATATAAATCACCTAAAGCTTTATTTAAAGCATCAAAATGTATTTTTTTTGCTTTAACAAGCACACCATCAAGATCAAAAATAATAAGTTTAATGTTATTTGTCATTGATTATTTTTAAAAAATATATTTTCTTCATTTTGTTGTTTTGTTATATCAATTATTTTAAAATTGTTTTTTTCTAAAAAATCTAACATATCTTTTTTTGAATGTTGATTTTTATATAACTTAACTTCTTCGTTCATTGGAACTTCTACAACTCCAGATTTAATAATTTGAATTTTTTGTCCAAAAGATTCTAAAACTTTTAAATCATTTCCTTGAGTATCTATATGAACATAATCTATATGTTCTATATCAAGATTTTCTTTTAAAAATGTGTCCATTCTTGTAACTAAAACCTCAACATCATATGTAACTTTTAAATCTAACCTATTTGGCCAGGTTTGATCTAAATTATTAGAAAAATCCAATAAAGAACTACATCCCCAATCTGCTTGACCCGCAACATGAAATACTGATTTACCATTGTAATCTGATATAGCTTTTTCAATTAAAAAATAAGTAGGTATATTTGTATAACCTTTTTGTTTTATATTATTAATTAATTCTGGAGTTGGTTCAAAACAATAAACAAACGAACCATTTCTAGCCTGTTGTAAAAAAGTATCTCCTGTGTTTGCACCAATATCAAAAATTATTGTTTTCATATAATGTTACTGTTTTATTAAACCAATCATGGTTCTAACAACTGATGTTTTAAATACATAGTAGTTGGAACTCTTTTTATATTTATAGATGGATTTTTACTTAAATGATAGTTTAAAAGAAATTCTGGATGAAAATATGGAATTTCATGTATATAATCTTTTATTTTATCATATAAGCTACAATAATAAAAAAGATTATTATAATTTCCCAAACAACAAAGATCTAATATACCATTTCTAAAATTACCACCATGTGGTATTATTAATTTATCATCCTCATAATAATCAAAAATATATTTTAAACTGTAACAATCAAACCTTGTTAAAAAAATTATATCATATGATTTATCAATCATATTAAAACATAATTGTCTTTTTCTCCACATGTTTAAAACATTACTAGCCCTTGTTTCTGGTTGTTTTTTGGATTCACATAAAGATAAAAGATTTAAATCTAAATTTTTAGATGTGTCATCTAAATCAAAAATATATTCCTTTGGTTTATAAAAATCTATAATTTCGTTTTTCTCTAAACAATCATATGAGTGTATAAAAATATCAATATTTGGATTTTTTTTATAAAAACCATAAATGTGATCTTTGTGAGAAAGACCACAGTTAACATGACCTGAGATCAATATTGCTGTTTTCATTCTTTTTATTTTTAAATAATAGAATTTTTCTTTAAGAAAACTAAAAGATTGTCTATATTTACATTCATATTATCTAAATGATCTATTTTATCTGTATAGAATTTGTAATATGGTATAGAACAGCTAGAACACATACATTGATACAAATGATCTACCATGTGTGGATTCTGGGTATTCATTTCAACAATTTTTGTTTTTGAATTTGCAAATAAAGAAAATGTTAATGCTCCACTATTTGGAGATAGTATTGTATCTGCTTGATTAAAGATTTTTATTTTATCTACAGTTTTAAAATCTTCAAGATCTATGCATTCAAAACCATTTTGACTAAGAATAGATTTTAATTCTTCATTGTTTACAACATTTCTTCTTTTTATACCAGAATTGCCATTAAGTAAATGTGATTTGTTTCGTGAAATATAGAATTTTTTATTTTTAAATTCTTCTGATTCATTTGGAATATTTTTTAAAAATAAATTTTTTAAAAAGAAATATAATTCTGAATCTATTGTACAACCTTCATTTGCAACTGGTATGACTGGTTCACCATAACTTGTAATAACAATATCATCTGTTTTAATTTGTTCTTTTGGTATAAAAATAAAATCCGATTTGATTATATCCAACGATTCAATATGAAAATCTCTAAGTTCAGTTGGCTTGGAACAAGTAATAAAATATGGAGCCTTTAAATTGGAAAGATATTGATCTTTTTCATCGAGATTTTGCTCTATCATTAGGTGTGGATTGCTATCTAGTCCAGCTCTTACTAAATTATTTGGTACTCTTCGTAAAGCACCTAACATTAAAATATACCAATGAAAAATAAAATCGCTTCCACGGTCTTCCATATTAAAAATAATTTTTTTATTCATTTTAATTAACCTTTATATGCACACCAATTATGATTTTTTAAATCAATGACTTCTATGTTTAAATTTTTAAAAAACGCATTAACATGAAAGGTAACATGAGGAAAAGTAATATGATCATAATCATGACCACATAATACTCCTCCATTTTTTATTTTTGGCCACCAAAAATTTAAATCATTTTTAATATATTGTTCACAGTGATTTCCATCAATATAAACAAAATCTAGACTACTATCTTCAAATTGTTGATAGGCTTCTTCTGATTTTTTTCTAATAAACTCTAATCTAGTTCCATAATATGATAATCTGGTTTTTACTAATTCAAATAATGTATCCATTTGATTTTGTTGCATATTCATAGCATCTGCGCCATATTCGACATAATTAAGATATGGATCAACACCATATAACTTTTCTATATTAGTTTTGCTTAATATAGAATCCAAATGTCCTCCATAAGCACATCCAATTTCTACACCAATTTTATAATTTTTATCATTTATAATTTGTGGAATAGATTCATGAGAACAATTCCAAGCAATTAAAGAATCTTTATAAAATTCACATATTTTTTTATCTGCCTCTTCTTTTTCTTTTAATGTTATTATTCTATCTTCATTTAAATTATTATTCATAAATAGATCCTTTTCAAAATATTATTATACATTCCATCAAGAGTAAAATATTTAGTATATATTTCAAAACCTTTTTTTAACATATCTTGATATTTTTCTTCACTTATACAGTTTAATATATGTGGTAGATTGCTTAAGTTGTGTTCATCAATAACTATAGAAAATTCATTCCAATTTAATTCATCTTGCCAAGGTAGATATGGTATATCAGTAATAATTATAGGAACACACCCCAACTGAAATGCTTCATATAATCTAAAGGAATTTAATCCATATCCACGAGGACAAAGTAAAAATTTACTTCGTAAAGCTAAATCGATAAAAAGTTTTAATTCATTGTTATTTACATGGTGTGTCCAGTTTTTACCTATAATAGCAATATTTTTCTGATCTTGCATACTTTGTGCCATTTTAATTCTAATTGGATGTGTTAACGATCCTACAAAAGAAGCTAAAATATCCTTTGAAACATTTGTCTTTTCATGTGGTATCGGAGAACATATTAGTGGGATTGGGATGATATTGGCACCACTAACATTTCCACCAGCAGAAAAACATAAAGTGTCTTTAGGAAGACGATGTTTTGGTGCATCATCATGTTGCATGACTGTAAAATACTTTTCATTTGGGTCAAGCAAATCTAAAAAATTTTGAAGATGATGATCTTTATTATCACAATATAGTGTTGTCCAACTAACCCCAATATAATGTCTTACTGTTGGTGGATTTTCTTGTAAAAAACGATTTAAAAAATAATCCTCAAGATAATATCCCAGATGATATGGCGGGTATGTTGGATATGTTGGTGTCGGTCTTAAATCTTCTCTTGTAAATATCATTTATATAATCCAATTAAAACTGTTATCAAAATGTTCATGGTGTTGCTTATATGTAATATAATGACTATCATGACTTGTTGGGTGGTGATATTCCATATTTTGTAACACTTTTAATTTAAAATTATTTTTTATTAAAATATAATTCATATACTTACACTCAACAAAGGCATTTTTTATTGGATCTATTTTAAAATTATCTAATAAACAGTTTATTCCTTTTTTTGAAATTAATAAATTTCCTGTATTAAATAAACAACCTTCTTGTAAATGATTTTTATTCCAAAAGGTTTTATCAATCATGTTACCAACTATATGTTTATAGTTGTGATTCGGTTTGGCTGCAGAAGGACAATAAATTATATTTTCATCCAATCCGTATAAATTGTCTTCTTCTTTAATAGCATCTAGATAACTCTTTTCAAAAAAATTATCACTATCAAAAAGTATACACCAATCATTTTTTACTTTTTCTAAAACTTTAAGTTTATTTTGGTATGCTTGTATATTTTGTTCATTTTTATAAATGACCGTTTTAGGTGACCATGTTTCTTTTATAAGAAGATCATAATCGTTACTACAATCATCTATTACAATAATTTCATCTAAATCAGTATAAGTATCATACTCTTTCATAGAAGGTATCAATCGGTCAGATCTATTATAAGTTGTTAGTGCTAATGAAATTTTTTTATTTTCTAACATATAGTGCATCTCCCCAAGAATGTGGTGTAATATGAGTCCATACTCTTACAAATCCCTTTTCTTTTAACCATGTATCCATATCTTCAAGTAATGGATTCTCTTTATATAATTCGGCAGTGTTTACTTCAGTATATACTGCATCAATATACGCTAAAGTATTTATTCCACCTTTTAAGACATTCAATTCATATCCCTGAACATCCATATTTAAAAAATTGCAACTTGTAATATTAAAACTATCAAGAGTTTTAACGTTAACAATAGTTGTATCGGTAAATAAAACAGTAGGGTGTTCTTGTAGATGTGTTTTTGGTTCCATCAATGAAGAGGATTGTTTATTATCTGCCAAATACATAACAAATTCACCTTCTTCGTGTCCCAATGCACAATTATATTTTTTTACTGTATCAGATATCTGATCAAAGCACTCTTTTTGTGGCTCAAATATGTAAATATTATCAGTATATTTTTGATAAATTGGAATCTCTTCTCCAACATGTCCACCCACATGTATAACTCCTTTTATAGTTAAATTTAAAGTTCTAACAATTTCATCAAATGATAGGTACATATATTTCCTTATTTTTTAAAAGTTTGTTTGCTTGTTTAGAATAATAATCTTTTCTTTCACATACTGACATATTTTTTATTTTTTCAAAAATTTCCATATTTTTAGAATGAATCTCTGACATCCATGGTGTAGGATTCAATCTAGAATGTTCTATGTGCCACACATAAGCATCTTCAAGATATTTAATCTTATATCCTAAAGCATGCATTTTAAATAATTTTTCTTGATCTTCTGGTCCCCAGCCTATCATCTCTTCATTTTCACATCCAACTTGCATATAGGATGATTTATTAAAAAATTGAACATGTCCATAAAATGAATTATTGGATTTAATGGTTTTAAAATCATCAAAATTTAAAGATTTCATAAATTGTTCACATTCGTTATAATTTAAAATTTGTTTTTGGTATGCACCATAACTATACGGTAAAACCATATCATAACCATTAAAGATATACTGAATACTTTTTTCAATTGATTTTAATGGAATCAAAACATCAACATCATAAATGCAAATAACATTTGTTGTAGATTGTTCTATTGCTCTATTAATACACCATGTTTTATAAAATTTTTCATCTATTTTTAAAGTTTTAGTAAAAATCTTTTTAATTTTTGTATGATTAATATTTTCTGAATAATTTGTATCACCCATTTCATGTATTATAAAATTTGCTTCTGGGCATATATTAATTAAATAATTTATAGTAAATAAAAAATTTCTATATCTATCTTGAGTCTCAATTCCAACGGGTAATATAAATGTTAAATTATCCATATTATATTCTACTAAGGTATTGGGTATAACATTCATATTACGGTCCAACCTTCACAATAAACATCTGACCAGTCTTTTTGTATGCTGGAACCAAACCATAAAGATGGTGCAATAACTTTATTTGAATTTGCTAACCAAGCACCCCACCAACTAAATGAACTATTAGCAATAATATGATTATTACACATAGACATTAAACACATATCTAAAAATTTATCATTAAATTCTGGATATATAATTTTCTTATTAAACAAATTAAAAAGATTTTTTGCTTTTTCTATATCATCACTAAAAACAAAAATTAATGAATCTTTTGGCATACACTCCATGGCTTTAATATAATAATCTTTAGTACATATTGGATGTGCATTTGGCATATTTAAATAATCACCCAATCTTATATGAACTGATGTAATATTTTCATTTTTATATGGTTCTATAAATGAATTACATACATCTTTAATATCTTGTTTAAAATCAAATTGATTTAAAATTTCAGTTTTATAATTTTTAAAATATTTTTCAGTTTGAAAATATCCCCAAATATCTGTATCATCTGATAAATTAAAAAACCTTTCATCAAATGGAAAATGTTCTTCTCTTACTGAGAACTTAGGAATATAAGTAGAACAATCTTTTGCTTTTAAGTTTATAAAACAATCTGAAAGACAAAAATTAGTATATTCATTATTTGATTTGCTGTGATATGGAACACCATAATCATATCCTTTAACGGTTGCCATTCCTAATAAAGAAGCATATTGAAAAAGTTGATTTCCAAATCTTCCATTTGTTCCCAATCCATGATATGTTATCATAGGTAACTTGAATTCCTTTCTTCTAAGCAATTATCAGTAAAATGTTGCCACTTATTAGCTGAGTCCCTATTATCAGCCTGATAAAAATAAGGTTTATTTGGTGTATATACTTTAGTTTGAAATTGTAATGATGATGCACCCACATCCCATGGTTGTTTTAAATCATGGATACAATGTTTGGCTATACGAGACATATAGTCTCTGTAGATAGGTGTTACATATAAAATAGCATGAGTGGCTAGTATTCCACCTATTCTCATATATTCTTCTGTATATCTTTTAGTTTGGTATCCACGGTTACCACTAGAAATACCAAGATAGATGCCATCTGTATCGTCTGGAATGTCTAGAATTGGATTAAATGACTGTGTAAATTCTGCATCATCTTCTAAAATTAGAAGTGGAGTTCCATATTGTGTATCATCTAGAATATCAATATGAGACTGAGCACAACCAACATAATGTGCATTACTTGGTATAGTTCCTTCTGGTGCAGGAAGTATTCTGGCAGATTTTCTATAAGTATGTTTAAAGCCATACTTTAGAAGATTGTCTTGCATAATTTCAGCATTTTTAGTTGCCGAATCCAAATTAATCCATACGACTGGTATTTTGCGTAAATCAATAATCATATAACCTCATGTTAAATATAATACAACTTATAAAGATGTCAAGTTATTTAGTTGACATTTTATTGACTTATACTATACTGTCTTTATGAATCTAGAAGACCTTAAACTTAATATTTCCAAAGACGCTTCTGTTGACTCCTCAGAACTAGGAAATGAGGCTATTAGAACTCCACAATTGCATAGTAAGTACCTGTGCCTTCATGCCGATTTTAAACTGATTCTCTCTAAGCAGGTAAATGACCTAGCCATTCTCAAACTTCGTAAGTGGAAGATCTTTACTGGTAAGGCAAGCTGTGAAGAACTAGAAGCCTGGGGTGAGGATCCTAATGGGCTTACCTTACTCAAGACTGATGTAGAAAAGTTTATTGAGGCAGATCCTAAGATTATTGAACTAAAATTAAAGATTGCTGTAATTGAAGTTAAGGTTAAGATGGTTGAAGAATTTTTAAAAGTTCTCAATAATAGAAACTTTTCTATTAAGTCCGCTATTGAGTGGTTCAAGATGACGCAGGGTATCGTCTAATCTTACCATAAATATTGAGTGGATGTAGAAGTTGAATCTGTAGATGAAGTTCGTTACTATATAAAAACAGAAAAGGGAGTCAAACAAGAACTGAGAGATTATTTCTCGTTCATGATTCCCGGTGCTGAGTATATGCCATTGTTTAAAAGGCGTATATGGGATGGTAAGATACGATTATTCGATATTCTGTCTTCCACACTACCCAGAGGTCTTAAATCTTATCTAAGTAAGTTTTGTAAAGACCGTCAATACACTTTAAATATTAAAGAGAGCAGGAATCCCCTATGCATAACGGAGGAGAAACTTCTGGACTTCTACGAGACTCTGAAAGTTTCTGTAAAGAAGCAGCGGGTCAAAATGCACCCCCACCAAAGCCAAGCAATTCTTCACGCTATCAACGCTCACAGGTGTGTAATAATATCTCCGACAGGTTCTGGAAAAAGTTTAATAATCTACGTCTTGCTCCGCTATCTACTCTCCGTAATAAAATCAGACAGAAAGATTTTAGTTTTAGTTCCAACAGTAGGGCTAGTCACACAGATGGAAACAGACTTCTTTGATTACTCAAAGGCAGATCCTTCTTGGCTATCACGAAAATATATTCATAAAATCAGTGCTGGACTGGAAAAAGATACTAACAAACAAGTAGTTGTTTCTACTTGGCAGTCTATATACAAGTTACCCAGAGAATGGTTTGATCAGTTTGATGCAATCTTCTTTGATGAATGTCACCAAGCGAAAGCAGAATCAATTAACCTAATTGGTCAGAAGTTGACTAAAGCATGGTTTCGTATTGGTACTACGGGCACACTAGATCAAACACAAGCACATCGTTTAAGCATAGAAGGCATTCTGGGACCTGCTGTACAATTTATTCAGACAAAGAGCCTAATGAACAAAGGATTGCTTGCTACTCTTGCTGTTGACTGTATTGTGTTGAAGTACACAGACCAAGAAAAACAGGATATGAAGAAACAAAAATATCCTGATGAAATCAAAACTATAATAAGTAATAGTAGGAGGAATGAATTTGTCAAAGAACTCGCAATTCATACCAAAGGCAATACCCTCATCCTCTTCAACTATGTCGAAGGACATGGGAAACCTTTACACGCTCTCATTGAGGCAGCAGGAACGGATAAAAAAGTATATCTTATTCACGGAAAAACAGAAAGTGAAGCAAGAGAATCCATTCGCCGTATTGTTGATACACAGACTAATGCCATATTGGTTGCGAGTTACGGTACTACTAGTACTGGCATTAATATTGTCAACATTGATAATCTTATTCTTGCCTCTCCTACGAAATCTATAATTCGTTTACTACAGAGTATTGGTAGAGGTTTACGAGTATCTGCTAAAAAGAAAACTTTAAAAGTTTATGATATTGTTGATGACCTTTGTTACATGTCATACAAGAACCATGTTTATAGGCATTTTGAAGAACGAATCAAAATTTATAAAAAAGAAAAGTTTGATTATAAGATAATGTCGATGCCACTACCTACCGATGATAAATAAATTAGGAGGGTTACTATGACTGATGAAGTACAAGAAACTCCCTTTGGTGGTATTGTTAGAGTTGTTAAGCTTATCAATGGCGATGAACTAATTGGTTTAGTTCGTGATGCACAATTAGATAAAATCCTAATATCATTTCCAGCCAAAATTGACTGTGCAATGTCAAGAGATCAAAGTGGTGATCTCATTGAATATTTTAAGTTAACCAATTACGCATCTAATCTACAACTATCAGAAATTTCAATTAATCGAACTTCTATTTTATATACAGGAGTTCCTACTGAAGATCTTTCTAAAATGTATGATGTATTCTTTCATACAATGCAAGTAGATCCAAAATCTGTAATGAACAACACAAATGAAGATTTAGTTGTGGGTCCAGAGGCTGGACTTATGATGCTCAACGAACTTTTTAATAATGAAGATTTTGTAAATTTTGTAAACGATATGATTGACAGTTTTGAGGGGTCAGAGGTCATACTTGACGATGAATTAGAAGAAATAGAAGAATCTGAACAGCAGGAACCCTCTGTAGAGGATCTGTTGGTTGAGGAGGCTCCGAAGCCACCTAAACCTGTAAAACGCCGTACAATGAATCCTGAAACTAAAAAGCTACCATTTAATCCAGAGAGCAGCCCAAATTCAGCTGAAAGCTGGTCTGATAATCCCGAAGATTACATTTAACGCTCATTTTTGAGATTTTCTGGAGCATCGGGGTCCATGTTATAATATGCAAATTTAAAACTACATGATGCTTTTTCTATTATTGCATCTGAACTATCTGATTGAAATACAATTCCACTAAGTTTACTTGGAACAATATATTTAAAAGTAATTGTTGTAGTAACACAATTTGATATAGGACTTATTATTGATAATACTGCCTGATGATGCCATTCGTTATATAATAGATTATTAGTCGAATCACCCTCAATATTTGAAACATTGCGCATCCATGAATATAAACTTTTCCAATTATTTAATTCCGAATCAACAATAAATTCTACCTGTAATGGTTCATATGTAAATTGCATTGTTGGGACTGGAATAGTTGTACCAAATATAGTTGGCTGACTTACATCTGGAACACTACAACCAGGAAGATTTGCTTTCTGACAATTTAATTCAAATTGTTTTGTTCCACGACCAAAGATTAATGTAAAGTAACTATTGTATAGTGGATTTATATTTGAAATGCAGCTCATAGAAATATTTATCTAATAACAAAAGCCCTCCTCATTTCTGAGGAGGGCTTCGAAGTGTTACTTAAGTTCTAACCTATTACTTAGAGCGTGTTACCGTGTAGATTTGTTACACGAGTTAGACGATAGTATTGGTTAAGCCCAGTGGTCAATGCGTCTGCATCAGGTACAGCACCATTGAGAACAAAGGGATTAGCAACTACACCGTAACGAGTCTTGAACGCAATACGTGGTTGGAACGTATTAGGATCAACAGCACGAACCATTTGGAGCGGAACGTATGGGCAGTAGAACAGACCTGCATCATACGGAGATTCGCCCTTATAGCCTGTGCAGAAGAAATTGAATCCTGTTGGGCTATATGGATCGATATAAACGCGAATCTTACCACTCAAGAGACCAGCAAAATTGCTTTGAGTATCATCCACACTTAGTTGTGGAGCAATACCAGGTGAGAGGCTCATGAAACCAGACATTGCAAGTGCTGCAGCGGTATCGCTGTCGCAGATGATGAAGTTACCCTTACCACGGCGAGTTTCCTTGGCGATTGCATTGCATTCACGTTCGATTTGGAAACTGAGACCACGGAAGCGTTCTGCTGACCAACGACCATCTGAATCATTATCCAGATCGTAGGTACCTGGGGTTACGAGATCATTCTGTTGCGAACCATTCTTGGCAACATAATAGATGGTCTTAACGAGTTCGCGGTTGATTTCAGCAAGAATTTCTGTGCTGAGAAGATTGGCCAACTCTGCTTCGGCATCTAGACCGTGAACAGCCTTCAAGTCTTGTGCAAGTTCAACAGTGTAATTACTGCTTAGTGCACGAGTCTTAGCTTGTACTGCAACGCGGTCAATGCTGAAGGCCATTTGATTCCAAGTAGCGTAAGTACCAGTCCTACCGATACCTTCACCGTTCGCAGTAAGAATACCACGAAGATTGTTTAGGGCGATAAGATTTGCTGCTGCACATGAACCAGGGAAGAATCCACCATTGTTCGCCGATAGACCCTTAGCTGCAACAAAAGCTGCATCTAGTGTCCAACCCGAACCACCGAAGGATGGTTGTGGCTCTTGGAACATAGCTTCTGTGTGTGTACCGGTATATGTACCAGCAACACCAGCAGGTTGATAATTTGCACGCATGGCAAAGATCAAACCGGTTGGAGCAGTCATTGGCTGAACGCCGCAGATGTCGTAGGCCATTAGATTTGGCATAGAACGACGAATGAGCGAGATGAGTACTGGATCGTAACCTGCAACGCCACCGGAATTGGTGAACGATGAAGGCATACCGAGATTGGCACCAGATGCCATATCTTCAGTTAGATGCTGAGAACGAAGAGCTTGCTCTTGATTCTCTAAAAGAACGGCGGTTACTTTCTTACGGTAATCGTCTTTGATTGCAGGAAGTGCAGCGTGACTGAGCACGGGATCCCACTTCTCGGTTAAAATGTCATACGGGGTGTTTTCTTGAAAATTCATGGTAAGTTATTAATCTCCTATTGATTAAAATTATTTAGTAAAAGTAAAAGTTTAGACTCTTTTATTGAGTCGTCCGATAGCACCAGCATATCCCTCTACGAGGGTTGTTGGTGTATTTTTGACTGGGGAAAAGGTTTGTTCAGGTTCGGCATTACGAGCGACTGGACGACCTTTGGTTAGATAGTTTTCACGAATAGCAACAAGCTTTTCGCGGTATTCATCTGGATTGCTAAAATTAACGCTTTCCATTAGATTTTGTAGTTTAGCAACTTGTGTATCTGCGAGATCACGTGTTTCGGCAACAAAGATACCAGCACACTCAGTGAGTGAAACTTCTTTACGAAGATTCATGTTGTATTGGAATGATTCATTGAGCTTGGTTTCTAGTTCGCGGTTTTGGGCATAAAGTTCATCAAGAACATTATACTTTTCTGCAGGAACATCAATGTAATGATTCTCGAAGAGATTCTTAAGTCCACCGATGAAGTTTTCTGCAATTTGTGTCTTCACACCTTGCTCAACTGCAACAGCATTCTCTGTCATCCACTCTTCAACAACAAAGTCAAGATAATCGTCAACCTTCTCTACAAGTGATTCGGTTACATTATCAAGATATGTTTTGACATTACCATCAACATTTTGAACGATGTTGGCAACAGTTTTCTCTACACGATCAGATACAGCAGCTTCAAAGATTGCTTCCAATTGTGTTACAAGGGATGGTGAAACATCTTCGCCTAAAAGAGAAACAAGAGCATTGCGGAAATCCTGTTTGGTTTCCTCATTTGTCTCCTCTTCGTCAGTTTCCTCTTCGGTGTCTTCGTCAGTCTCTTCTTCATCAGGTGATGAAGAAGCAACAGCGGTTGGAGCTGCCATTCCAGCACCAACTGGAACCTGAGCTTGAGCCATAGCTGCACCACCAAAATCAATTGGTTGGGAAATTTGTGAACCACGTCCCGATGCATCAAAATCTGATTTACCGTTGGACATTGGGTATCCACTTAAACCCATGGCTTCGGCTGCTGCTTCTGAAATAGTTTTCTTGCTTTTTTGTTTCATAATAAAAGAATCCTTGTGTTAATTATTTAGTAGTTTTTAAAGTTACGGAGTTATACCGAATTTTTTCTCTTGATCTTCCAACTGTCTTTGTGCTACGGCTCGTTTTCGTGCTGCGAGTGGATCTTCTGGTTCAGTAGGACTAAATCCTTTTCTAGTACTTGTAGCCAATGGAACCCAAGGACTTCCAGCTCCCTGTGTTGCTAATTGTTGTGCATTTGAACCAATTTTACCAATATTAGCATCAAACCAACTTGAACCAGATATGTCAGCAGCTTGACCTGCAAGGGAATCCAATGCTCCTGGAATTTTATCCAATCCAGGAATCATCTTTTTAAGGGCACTTGCACCAATTAAAGTTGATGCCTTATTCCCGAGCAAAGATCCCATCCAATCTAAACCAGTACCAGCACCATAGGCTAGAGCAGCAGAACCTAGACCAAGATCATCTTTATCTGTATCACCAAATAAAATATTATCTGGGTTACCATCCTTATCCACACCTTCACCTTTTCCACCCCGACCGAGGCCTATTCCATATCCAGATCCTGCCGTACCACGTTTTATAGTAGCGTCTCGGTTTGCTTTTCTGGTTTTATCTCTTGCTGCAGCACCAGGATCAAGAGTATCCATCACAGTATCAAACATACCTTTTTTTTCTGTTTTAGGTAATTTTGTTTTACTAGAAGCATCAACGGCTATAGCAGGATCTATTCCAAATTCTCTTAAAAATTCTTCGTGCAAATTACCTGTTGAATGTTTATTCAACGATTCAATTAAATATTTTTGAGAACGTGGTGTAAAGTTGTTATTCATTTAAGTTTATTAAAATATTCTTCAAATACTTTGACAATATTTTTGTTTAAATTTCTACTCGAGGAACCATTAATAAGTTTTTTTGCTGCATCGATTTGACGCTCTTGCCACGATCCTTCGACAAGCATCCATTCACGCCCTTCCATGATTCCATTTACGAAAGCATGTGGAGCAGATGGATCAGCAACAATATCAACGGCAGCAAGCATAAAGTCTTCTTGTACTTCCTGATATCCGTTCTTGGACTTTAATGAACCCATACCACGAGTAGATACACCTAATTGTGCACCTTCGTCAATAAGATTCTTTACAATCTTGCCCATTGGAGTATCTAAAATCTTTGCTCTTCCGCAAATAGATTGACCATCTTCATGAAGTTCTTTAATAATGTGTGATACACGATCAAGATTAACAGTTGGTCCAGTAGGGTGATTTAATTCACCTAGAGCACGACCTTTATTTACATATTCGGTGATATAACGGTTGGTCTCTTTGGCAAGGGTTCCTTGTGGATAAACACGACCATTCCGATTCTTTACACCAGATTGCATAAAAATACCTTCAATGAAGTAATTCTTATCTCCATTCCCAGCATTCTCTTTGATGTACTTTATATCTTCAGTTAATTCTGTGATCAGTTTCATTTAGGTTCTTTCTTTCCAAGAAAATCTTTAGCAATGACTTTATATTGTTCTTGTAGTCTGGTTCCAACTTTGCCATAGAGGACTTTGGTGGCTTGTTCTTTGAATGCAACAGCATTTTCTTCTACTACGGTCTTGAGCATTTGACGGATATTGTTTTTCATAATAAATTTCTTACCTTCTGTGAAAATGTTAAATGTTGCTTAAATGTCGTACCATCAATAAATAATTCAGAAATCATACGTTCTCTATTTTTAACATTCAATGATTCAAATAAATTTTTAATATGCAATATATCTGAATCAGTAATATTTATATTCGAACCATTTTGAAACTTATAATTTCCTGATTTAAAGTTGTTTACAAAGTCTATAAATTCACTTAAAGTTTGATTTTCTGGTGTACTTGATTCTCTATATAACAGTGTTTTAGATACTAATAATTCAGTTTCTTTTATAGTTTCATTAAGTTTAATAGCCAAAACTTTAATTATACTTTGCTTAAAGCTCTCATCATTTTTAAAAATGATGTTTTCTATGCCAGATTTTAATAATAATTTATTATTATTCATGGGATATTATTGCTGTCCACCTTCTTGGGCTGCTTGTTGTGCTGCTAAAGCTGCTTGTTCTTGTGCTATTCTTTGTCTGTCAACCACCATTTGTTTTTCCATAACCTTGAGTTGTTCTGGAAGTTGTTTGAGAATATCAGTCTTAACAAAATCAGTTGAGAAGTATTTACCAATGTATGGTTCAACAAACGAAAGCATCTTAAGACGTTCGGATAGAATTTCAGATTCTTTGAGATCCCAGAAATAATTATCTGTATTAAATACAAACTTGATATCTGTTTTTAAAACATCCCAATCTTCTTGAGTCATTACACCTTTAAGAAGTAACTGAACTCGTAAGGTATCCATAAATAAACGAGAAAATTGGTATCTAATACGATCAACAAATTTATAAAACTTAATTTCTTCTCTTGTAATTTCAGTAGAACGTCCCATATTGAAACCTGTTGATTCAGCCGATAGACGGCTAATTGGAACATTCAGACATGCAAACAATTTCTTTTTGAAGTATTCAATATCTTCAATTTGTGAAGTTGATTGTGCACCAGGAATAGTTGTAATTTCAGTTCCACGGGATCCTTCTCTACGTGGAAGCCAGTAATCTTCAAGCACAGACATCATCTTTCGTTCATCTCTTACTTCACCAGTTTCTTGGTTGTATGTAAGTTTTGTACGAAATCTGCTCATCATATCCCGCATATATTGTTCGGCTTTGGCTTTTGGTAGTTGACCAACGTCTACATAAAAGATTTTACGTTCTGGAGCACGAGCAATGCGATAAACCAACATAGCATCTTCCATTTGACGCAACATGTTTAGGGGTCTAATGGCTTTGTGTAGATATCCTAAAATACGTTTTGTATTAAGATCAACCAGTCCAGATGGAACATATACAACGCTATCAAGGGATAAATGAAGTCCTTGAGGACCAGTCATTACTGGTGATTCTTTATCATTGTTTGTATAAACATAATACTCTTCAATTTCTTTAATTAATTGAACAGGAGTATGCGTATGCTGAACAAACTTATCCATTTCTTTTTTAAACTTACGAACTTTTTTAATCTTTAATGGATCAATAGCAACAATACTTTGAATACCCTGACCCGGAAGATCCTTATCAATTACAATATTATAAAACAACTTTGAATCTACATACCATCTACGAAAGATCTCGTATGATTTGTGATTAAAATCTAATAGATGAATTACAGTATCAAACTCTTTATATATTTTTGTTTTAATATTATCAGATATTGGACATTTTGATAAATCTAACTTAACTGGTGTATGATCTGTACCTGGGACAATTGATGCGTTCACAATCTCATCTACAGCCGCATCAATTTCTGGATATATTGAAATATTTCGGTATTGAATAATAGACTGTGTTTCATCACGCATTGTTGCAGCGTAATCAAGTGCAGTACCAAAGAAACCACCAGCCTCAATAGTTACAGTTCCATCAAATACTTCTGGAACTGCAAAAGATGCCATTGCATCATTTTTTTGATCTTCCTTGGTGGTTTTCTTTTTTCCAAACTGAAATCCAAATATATCAATTTCCATAATTCACCTTATATTCTCTTTGTAATGTTTGTAATTTCCATATAATCAAAAACAATCATTACAGTATAACTATTTAACACGTTGGGAGAACCCATATTCATTTGCATTGGTTGAATGCTAGCAGGCCAACATCCATGTAAAACATATTCTTTTAAAGGTTTGATGTTTCCATTTAAATCTAAATGTTGTATTTTCCAATTACCTGCTTTATATTTTTTTGGTAATGCAGACTTATTGTTATCATGGTCATTTATTAAATTTTGCCATCTATTTAATTGACCCCACAAATTATTAGTTCCAACATCATCCCATATCGTTATATTCCAAGTTCCATAATCTCTTTCACCAGGATAATGAAATTTTCTACCAAAATAATCATAACTTAAAGTTTTACTTGTAACTCTTGGAAGAGTAGCAGACCTTACATGAAAATCTGTAAATTTACCACCCGTTGGAAATGAACCATCTATTCTAAATCTATTAGAACGTGTTCCACCAAAAAAGTTATTTTTAAAATCATTTAGCATGGTTATTTAATCTTAACTATTATAGTTCTCTTTATCTTGAATTTTAATATAATCAAATGTAAGAGTTGTACTAAAGCCAACAAATCCTGGTTCTGCCATATTCAAACTTATTTCATCAACCACAGATGGCCAACATTTATATAATGTTATAGTTTTTAAAATTACACCGTTTGCATCTAATTGTTGCATTTTCCAAGTAGTTTGCAGATTTTTATATGAATAATCATTACCCTTTACTTTGTGGGTATAATGACCATCCATAAATTCTGCCCACTGCTGTAACCCCTTCCAGATATTATTGGTATTATTGTCATCATAGATTCCAACATTCCATGGAGCATACATTCTATCTCCAGCAAAATTGATTAATCTACCACGATACGGAACAGTAATGGTGTTTATAGTTGAAGCCGGTAAAGATGCCGAAACCATTTTAAATGATGAATCTGCTACACTAACGTTAATAGTAGATGGCCACGCTGGTTGAACAATAAACCGATTGGCTCTCGTACCACCATAAAACCCCTCTTTAAAAGTTGTTATTGAATTATTACTTGGCATTATTGTGTGAGTGTAATATTAATTACAAAACTGTCAATACTTAGAATTGGTTTGATTACAACCATCATATTTAAAGAACCAGAATTATCAACATTATTAGAACTATCGCAAATAATTTGTGTTTTGGTTGTATCGATAAATGCTAGATATGGATCAATTGCACTTTCAATTTCTGAAGTAACTTGTGCTCGAGTTGTAGAATTATTAATTTCAAACAGATACTTTAGACCAATTTGATCAAAACTATATCTTAACGTTGAACGTAATCTTGAAGGTCCAACTCTATCATCACTTGTAATAGTTGTACCAGATGTTGCTCCAACAATATCAGAACCTAAGAATTTTGGATTATAATTAACAAAGAAATTTACTTTATTATTTCTTAGTGTGGTTTTTAGTGAATCATTCCAGTCAATGGCTGTAGTAACATTTCCATTAAGAATTGTTGATCTGTCAAGACCAGCAACAGAAAGATTTAATTCATTTCGATTTTTGGCTCGGGCAAAGAATCCACCAACATCTGTAGAAGTTGGTATTGTATATGTGATTTGACTGTTAGATTGTAATGTTGAAGTATCTAAATTTGAAACAGTTTTTGTACCATATACATTAAATATTCTGTTTGCAACAGTCAATCCTGTTACTAAAGAAGCATTTCCAAATAAGGAGGCATAATTTGCCATAGTGTAACCACTGCCAGTTATACCATTAGAACTTGCAATGGAAGGGAAAATTCCCGTTGTATATGGTTGATCAATCAACCAAGTACACAGTGAAGTATTGGCTTCTTGTCCTACAATAACATCTAAATAATTTTCTGTAGTTGCAGTATAATCATTAAATCCACTTGGAGTACCAACAACAACCAATGTACTACCATATGCTAGTAAATTAAGTGCATTAAGAAAATCTACTCCAGCTGGTCTGGCTATAAGTTGCACCTTATTATCTACTGTTCCTGCTGTTTGGAAAAATCCATATGTTCCACCTGCAGATGGAGCTGAAATTAAACAAGATGTTATACCAGACAATTGGTTTAAATCACCAACTAGCTCCTGTGGTGTCGTGTATACGATGTAAGTAGAGGATGTTGTGCCCTTTGGAGTGGTATAGAGATTTGCTCTAGCATATACCAACCAACCAAATAAACCACCGGGATCATTACCGGCTGCACCGTTAAGACCATTAAAAGTGATTCCGGCGTATGGTGAACCCAACTTCATACCGCTCAACAAATCAAGAGTAGTACTTTGAGTAGAATATTGGCTGGCGTTAATAAAGGAGCTAAGTGATGGCATTTATTTTCCTTATGATGTCAAAATATTTAGCATTTTAACTAGGATACCAAATCACTCCATCCTGGACATATTCGCCCTCATCATCTTCTGAATGGGTAGATGGCATGAATAAAACGTTATCATCTTCAGGTTTTTTAGCATCTTCATAACTAAATTGAGCTTGTTCGATTAAATCGGCGAAATATTCTTGTCTAGTTAGCCATGCAAAAAACACCAAACTCATTACTAAATCGTCATGCTGACCGTCTTCTGCCTTATATGTATTGGATTTAGAAATAAATGACATTAATTCTACAATAATACGCTCATCGTTTAAGATGATCTTATTTTCTTCAATTAATCGTTTAAGGATGGCACAACCAATTTTTTTAGTTTGGGCGGTAGTTCTTATACCCATTTCATTTTTACCCACACCACCAAAACCCTGAGACAATATTTGTCCTTTACGACCCATTACTTTTGTCATCAATACATTTTCATATTCAAGATCGGTGTGTAAAATATTGGAAACTTGACCACCCAAGTCATTTGTTTCAATCAAAACATATGCATTATTATATGCTTTTGCTGAATTAAATATAACTGTTGGAAAATTAAATGGGCTAATTGTATTATTTCTATATGTGGAAACCACTTTATATGGAGTACTAGTTCCATCGATTACCGTAAACGCAGAATAGTCAGACCCCTGACCACGGGATACATCGGCTTGTAAAAAATAAATTTTATCGGGTTGTGGAATTTCATAGACTCTATGACCTTCTACATTTTCAGAAATTGGTTCTTCGGGAGCAAGAACATTTAACTTTGTTGATGAAATTAAAGTATTCGAAGATCCTAAGAAACTACAACCATACTCTTGATTAAACTGTTCTTGGCTGGTATTGGCAATCTGTTCTTCTGCCCATTCAGCATTTCGTCGAGGACCACCTGGAGTTATTGGAACCTGAGTCCAATCAACTTCAACTGGTACAAATCTATTTTTGGATTTGTGTCCCATAGGTCTATTAGCATCAACCCACAATTTGTGAAAATGGTTCATCCCATTTGGAGTAGAAACAATGATAAGTTTGGTGGTCAAACCTGCCGAAATGGTTGGATAGGTTGAAGAATAGAATTCTTCTGCAATATGGGATGGTAAGAAGGCGTACTCATCTAACAACAATAGGTTATAAGAGCCACCACGGATCGCTGAAGAAGAAGTTGCGTCACAGACCACTCTAGACCCGTTTTCCAATTTAAAACTCGTCTTGTTCCATTCTACTACTCCTTGTTGCAAGAAATGTGGTAGATTTTCATAGGCTAACTGAAGTTTAGCAAACAACTCATCCTTTGCTGTCTTTAACTTATTGGCAAGAATAGCAACATTTACGCTTTGGTTAAAAGTAACATAATGGCAAATATATCCAATAACCGAAGTAGACTTTCCAGACTGCCGAGGCCATTTTGAGATAACAAACCTATTTTGGTGAATCTGTTTTACAAATTCTTCCTGATAATCATACAACTTGAAAGGCATGATACCTTTATCAAGAGTTTTAACTTTTACATATTTACTACAAAAATATACAGGATCATTAGCACACTTTACATATTCTTCCAGTTGCTCCTTAGTATACTGAATATCAATGCCGGGTGGCTTTAGTTTTGGGTTATTTCTATAACCTTGATTACCGTTGTTTAGACTCATTATTCACAACCTCTGCTTCGATTACTTTATCGGTGCTTCTATCTTTATTTAAGAGGTTCTGAAGATCCTTGGTCGATCCAACAAAAACTGAATTATTTGTTTGTGAAATTTTAGTATTAGATGCGGTAGTATCTTTAGCTTTCTTATGAACATCCAAAACATTATTATTTAAATCTGCCATAGTTTTTAATAGAATGGCAACAACTTCAAATGCTCTTGGGCTATCGGATTCTGTAGCAACTTTCAATGCACTCTCTAATGCTATAGTTCCATTGCCGAGTAAATCTTTTAAATTAGATTGAACAAACTCATAATCTTTTTGAAAATTATTAGTATCAAAAGTGCCACCAGACGATGCTTTAGGTTCTGCCACTATTGCAGTATTAGGAACATCAAACAACTTAACTAAATTTTTATTAATATTCATATTTAAGTTTCAAAAATTACACCACTAGTAGATGTATTAACTGCTGTTGCTGCTTTTACTTCACCAAAAATCCACGCTTTTGCTATAAACTGAAATGATGCAATATTTAATCTTCTACTATTTAGATCACCTTCATATTTTTCAGATAAAGTATTAGTAACCATAACAATTGGAATTTGTACATCTCTTTGTACATCATTCATATCCATAGTTATGGTATGTTCAGGAACAAAATATGGCATAATTTGTTCTACAATTTGCAACATATCATCTGTATGTCTTGTATAGACAAAAAGATTAAAAGATACATTTACTGGAATTTGTGAATTGATTCTGCTACCACTAGACTGGCAAGCACCACCAACATTTGTAAGATTTAAAAGTGGTGTTACACGATTTAAACGCCTTGTGGGATCTGGAACAATGGTATTGATAATATAACTTATGATTGGTAATTGTGTTTCAATACGAGTACCGGGTGTTATTGATGAAGGTTGTAACAAACGTTGAATAAACTTCTCTTGTGGAGAATAGTGAATAGGTACACGAATATTAAATGGGATAGATGTGTCGGGATCGATATGAGCAACTTCAATATTGCTAAACAGTGAACCAAATCCAACTACAAGTTTTCTTAAATTTTGATTGTAAAAATATTCAAACATATTAATCCTTATGGTCTAAGTGGTTCAGAACATCCTATAAATGGATCATTTGGATCAAATCCATAAGTAATTCCTTCATCCAACAAAGTATCATTGATACCAAAAGTAGTACCAAGATTATTTGATAATGGAATACGTGGAGACCCACATACTCCTATTGTAGTTGTGTATGGACTATTGATTGCTGTATTTGCTGTATCAATCTTTTCATAACTGTATGTAAAGAGTTCTGCAGTTATTTGGTATGAATATAATTTTCCTAATGGGTATAATGGGTTTTCATGTTCTACAAAATTTATTTCAAATAAGGACTTTGATAAAGGAAGATATATTAAATCACCTTCTCTAGGTCTGGTGATAGTAGAATCAATATCTGTAATCTCTTGTTTAAACCGCTTACGTGCAAATAATAAAGTAATCTTATCTTTAATTTCTAATCCAAATTGAGTAATTACATCTGTACCATCAAAACTTTTATAGGATTGAATAAACATCTCTAGGGTATATGCTTGTTTAAATGAAGAAGATGGATCTTCTCCAAAAATCTTATCTATTTCAAAGTATTTACGTGGAACATATATTAAATCTTGACCAATACCTTGAATCAATTCTACAGTGATATCTTCAATGAGAGTTTGTTCTGGTCCATACGAGGTACTGTTGATATAAGGATTAATAGCCATATTAACCAAGCATTGGATCTACAGGTAATTCCTGTGTTTTTAACAACATCGCTTCAATTGAATCAAGTTCACGTATAGCATCTTGCATTATGGCTGGAGCATTTAGTTGTGCTCCACCTGGTAAAGGCATACCTGTATATTTCATCAAATTCTGTGCCCATTGTTTTTTCAATAGTGCTGCATAATGTCTTTGAAAGATACGATCACTCCATATTTTTGGATAATAATCTGCATTAACTTGTACATACGCTTCAACCATCATATAAGAATTTTGTCTAATGGTAGACCATTCACTTTCTAAAAATAAACGATCAGTGGTTTTTGTATAGGTAAATGAGCAAGGATAATTAAATACATCATTAATCATAGAAATATATGTCATTGCTTCCATATACAATCCCATGGGACCCTGTGAATAACCGCTTTGATTAAAATATAAACCAAAGAAATCAAACAAAGTCATCTGATATCTTAAATCAAACATATAATCACCAACAACAGATCCAGGACTATAAACTTTTGTAATTGCCCTGATATCAGATGCAGCTGGCCAAAAGGAGGTTACACCTGTAGTTGAAGAAGTAACTAATTGGGCTCCCACACTATACCCAAAAGTACTAACATCAAAATATTTATTTGCAATAATATTGGCTGTTATGGGTACAACAAATTGTGCACGTTCATTAAAGTCAAAGTGACGTTCGTGCATGTATTCTAATGATTCATCTAAACGATCTTCAGCTTGCTCAGAATCAATATTAATTTGAATTACTGGTGCACCTAGCCGTCTATAGGTAAAATCAATGAATTCTTGTCGAGTTGTAATTGCCATAGAAATATTTATGAATTCTCAACAATTTTATTTATTTTATCAATCAAATTTTCTTTTTCTTCACTTGAACCTATAGTTACCTGAATAAGATGTAACTCCTCCGGATCAATGGCTTCGATCATTTCTTTTCGTAATTTGACTTCTATTGGTTTAAAGTTTGGATCATAATCACTAAATCCAGGCATTTTCATTGGACAATTTAAAACAGGATAATCCAATTTTGAATAGTCATCTGAAGTTTTAATTAACCATGTATGTGGTTTATCTCCACAACCACATCCACCACAGTAACTTTTAGTTGGATCAACTGAACTAGTCTTTAAAAAGACACATGGTGTGTTTATACTGCTTCCACCAAAACAAGATAGAACTCTAAGTTGTTTTGTTTGAATATCGGTTTTTTTGTTGCCAAGTCCTCTAGATGCTAGAGAAGCAGCAAACATCATCATTTTTTGAAACATAATCTTATAAAGTTGTATAATTGACAGCCATACCAGCAGGAACAACATACGAAGCAATAAATGGTTTAAACTTTTCTATATCTGAAAGCAATGAACTAGTTACTTTAATATCTATATTGGTAAAATTAGATGTATTAACTACAACATCACTTATTGAAAATCCAAGAAGTGAACATATCAAATATTTGATTGCTGGTGGGGTACCTTTAATATCAAAATAATTTGAATCTGCTTTAACCAAAAATCTTCTTATATTTGGAAGTATTGTACTCAAATGAGATTGAGAAAAATCAGCATTTGGAAAATAAAAATCAGCAAGGGCTTCTAAAAATATAGAATTTATAAACAACGGAACTCTGATATTTTCCCAATTTAGTTGAGCACCATAACCATATTCCTGACTTAACAACCATCTTAAATAATTTTTAATTATTGGAATAATAGCAACATTGGTTGGATTGGCTTCATATTCTTTAATAATCCATTGTGGAAATAAAGATTCTATTGTGAGGTTATCTCCTAACCA